TCGCCCGGCCAGCGCGCGTAAGGAGCGTCTGTCATGGTTACTGACCCGAATATCATCCTCTCTGGCAACCAGATGGCGCAGCCGCGCCTGCCGGATGTCAACGCCATGATGCAGACCCGCACGGCGGCCATGGAGAACATCTACGCCCTTGAGCAGCAGCGCGCGGCGCAGCAGCAGACCGCGCAGAAGGAGCGGGCGGCGGCGCAGGAAGCCGCAACGCTCAAGGCTCTGCTTCCGGCGTACACCTACGGCATCCAGACCGGCGACATTGCAGGCGCGGGCAATCTTGTGCCACCCGAAATGCGCCCTCAGATACAACAGTACATTGACGCGCTGACGGGCAAGCCGCCTGAAGAAGTACAAGCCGCGCTGATCGGATCTCTGTCCTCCAGCCAAGCCGGGCAGGAGGCTCTGGCAGCGATCCAGCGCGCGGCCACCGTAGATGTTCAGCGCGGGCAGTTGGACGTGTCAAAGCAACGTCTGGCGTTTGATAAAAGCCAAGCTAATCAGCCGCCGCAGATGACGCCGTATCAAGCTGAAATGATAAAGTTGGCGCAAGCCAGAGACACGCGCGAAGCCGGAAAAGTTTCGCCCGAAGCCGCTAAACAGCAGCAGGCAATTCGCGAGATTGATACGGCCATTACAAAAATTAGCGAGGTTGCAGAGCCGGGCGGCCTCATTGATATGTCTACAAATTCAATTGCTGGTAATCTGCTGGATAACATTGTAGCCCAAGTTTCCGGCGGTACGCTGACGTTACCGGGAGACGTTGCGGCAGCGCAAATGGAAGTAATCGCTCATTTGGCGCGCATGGCTGTTCCGCGGTTTGAAGGACCGCAGGGCGTTGCAGACGCCGCAATATATGAACGTGCGTCAGGGCAACTGTCTGACCCTACTACATCTAACACAACTAAACGCGCGGCTGCGCAAACAGTCGTTGAAATGCTTAAAGCGCGCAGAGATCAGTTTGCGTTTTCTGGTGCTGGTAACGGTGGAGGGGCAAGCGCGGCGGGCGGGGCAGATAGCGGCGTGCTTGAGTATGACGCAGATGGGAACCTGATAGAATGACCATACGGGCCAAAAGCGCGGACGGAACTATCCACCAGTTTCCTGACGGCACGTCAAAGGAAGCAGTCGGCGCGGCCATGAAACGCTACGCTGAGTTTAATAAGCGCGCGTCTACGCTTGATGAGCGTGACCTGTCGATTGCGCGATCCAAGAACGACCCTTTCGGCGCGTTTCTCCGTAAAAAAGCCGTTGCGCCTAAAGCGGGGGAGACCCCCGAACAGCGAGAGACACGTCTATATGGCACAAGGGGGCTGACCTGGGCGGAAGAACATCCTGTCGCAACCGGCGCGCTCACGCTTTTGCAGGGGGTTCCTTTTGTAGGTGAGTATGCTGATGAGGCATTGGCGCAAGTAGCGCCGTACATCAACCCCGCCAACCGGCCTGAAGAAGCACTGAGTACTTTACGAAGTGCGCGGACAGAGTTTGCCAAGGAACGCCCCGTAACATCCACGGCGCTATCGTTAGGCGGCGCGGTTGCAGGGACGCTTCCGGCGCTTGCGGTAGCACCTGTGGCTGCTGGAGGAAATCTATTGGCGCGCAGTTTAACCGCAGCGGGCCTTGGTGCGGGCATTGGCGGCGTGGAGGGCGTTGCGTCTGGATTTGGCGCGGGCGAGACTGCCGAAGACCGCATGACCAAAGCGATGCAGTACGGCGCGTTAGGTGTTGGTTTGGGCGGGCTGGTCGGCGGCGCTGCGGAACCCATTGCTGCGGGCATTCGAAAAGGTGTCGGCGCAGTATCAAACGTGTTGTACAACAGCCCGCGCTACCGCGCTCTTATGGAAGCCTCGCGCGGACGCGAAGATGACATTGCATTGGCGCTCGAAGCGCAAGCCCGCGCAGAGCGCGGTGGGGCAATGCCACGCACGGCAGCGGAAGCAGCAGCGCCAACGGGCGCCGCAGAGTACGTTGCGCTCCAAAACAAGATGTTGGGCCGCGGCGAAAGCGGTACGGAATTGGCCGCCAAGCAGATGCAGCAAAAGGAAGCTGTCACGCGCCCGTTGGCGCAAGCCGCAGGTCTTACCCCAGCGGAACAGGCTGCGGCGGCAAAGACATCAGCGGCGCGGAAAGCCGCTGCTGATGTCAGACAGCGTGCTGCGGACCCGTACTACAAACGCGCGGATGCAGAATATCTGCCGCTGGACAATCAACTGGACAACATCCTGATGCGGCCCGAAGTCGGAGGGGCGATGCAGGCTGCGCAGCAACTGGCCCAGAGCAGAGGCAGCCAAGGTTTCCGACAGTCTGGAACCGCCGTGTCGTTTAACGGAAAGTTTCTTGACGACATGATCAAGGAACTGGACCGTACAATCGCGGCTAACCCCAAAACGTCTGCCGACCGCGCCATGAATAACGCAATCATTCGGTCAAAAAAGGACTTGGTAGACTGGTTTACATCCAAATCTAGCAACTACAAGCAGGCACGTCAGGTCTACGAAAATTTGAGCGCGGACCCTAACCGTATGGATCTGGCAAAGTTTCTGTACGACAAACTTGCGCCAACGCAAAAACGCGGGGGTCCAGACGTTAATTTTGATGCGTTTGTCAAAGCACTTCAAGACGAACCAAAAACGGTCATGAAGGCGCTTAACCGCGCATCAAACTGGACGGATTTCTCTAAAAATCTTCCGCCGTCTGTGATCGCGGATTTGCAGAAGATAACCGACGAAGCGGTAAACAAGAACGCCACCAAAATGCTGGCAAAAGCTGGTGGGCAGCGCGCGGATGAAATCTACGAGATGTTTACGCCGCGCGACATAGGGCCAAATTTTCTGGACCGGCTGTACACGCTGACTAACATGGTGGCCAAGATTGTAGGCTCCCGCATGAGCGAAGCCGACATCAAGAAACTTGCGTTGGAGGCGCTTAACCCTGAAGCGGCGGCGGCTGCGCTTCGCAAGGCAAAAGAGCGGGGCATAAAAGCGGAAGCCGTAGGAGAAGCTATACAGCAGACCGGACGAAAAGTGTCCCGGCAAGCACCTTTGGCTCCCATTGCCGTTGGTGCGCCTACGCAAAACGTCATGTCGGGGCGCGATAACAACAACCGGATGGCGAGGTGACGTAACGTGCTTGACGACCAAACCTTCAAAGTGCTCGGCGCCATCATGCAGTGGATCATCGCGCCCGTGGCTGCGTTTGTGTGGGTCATCTACCGTCAGCAGCAGGCCCATGAGACGGCCATCGCGGTGTTGCAAGCCGAGACGAACACGGCGCGGCTGGCGCACGACCGCGAGATCAAGGAGATCCGCGAGACGAGCCGCGCCATCATGGCGAAGCTTGACAGCATCGAGGAGGCGCTCCGCAAATGAAGCTGAACACGTCGTCGATTGCCAAGCTCAAGGGCGTCCATCCCGACCTGGTGCGCGTCGTGCTGCGCTGCGCTGCCGACTGGAATGACAAGACGCTTGCTTTTATCATCACTTGTGGCCCGCGCACTTTAGCAGAACAAAAAGTGCTAAAAGCAAGCGGCGCATCCAGCACTATGCGTTCTCGCCATCTTATCGCTAAGAACGGCTTCTCTCATGCAGTAGATGTTGGAGCTATCATCAACGGAAAATACCGTGGCGATTGGCCTCTTTACCACAAAATCGCCGTTGCTATGAAAGCAGCGGCTAAAGCAGAAAACGTTCTGGTCGAATGGGGCGGCGACTGGACGAGTTTCAAAGACGGTCCGCACTATCAACTGCCGTGGAAGCAATACCCCGGCACAAAGAAGGGGTAACTGACATGCTCAAGGGCTACAAGACCTACATCCTCGCAGGCGTCACTGTCATCGGCGCCGCTGCGTCCTACCTTGTGGGCGACATCACGCTCCAGGCCGCCGTGCAGCTTGCCGTGACCGCCGCGTTGGGCGCCACGCTCCGCGACGGCATCAACAACGTTCTCAAGAAGTAGGCGCTTCACCATCGCGGGTGAGCCACCGCTCGATCAGCGTGGCGTAGCCCGCGATGTCACGCCAGTGATCGACCTCGTGCGGGTTGCCTGACAGGATGCGGCCGATCTTGCTGGCGATCAGTTCCAGCGTCTCGCGCTGGGTGTCGTCAAGCGTCCTCCAGTTCTTGCCGCGGCGCATGGCGTCCTTCAGTTCTTGGGCCATCATGGCCACCCGATGATAGTCGCCGTGGGTCTTCTCGCGTTCGTCTAGAATGTCATTCATCTCTCACCACCTTTACGGTCAGTTTCATTCCAAGGACGTTATAGCATGCCTCCAGTTCCGCAACGCGCGGGCAGTGCCGCGTTCGCCAGCCCTTGAACGTGTTCCTTGCGATGCCCGTCCGTTCGGCCATGTCGGTGACGCCGATCCGCTGGTGGTTCATTTCCTTAAACAGCCGCCGCACTAGCGGGTGCGCGTGCTGCGGGACAGGCATGCGACGGAAACGTCTCATTATTCCAGCTTCTCCTTCGGCAGGGGGAGGATGATGGCGGGTTCGTAGTAATCAGTGTCGTGCGTGAAGTACCCCTTCACCCGCTTGACTTCCGGCCACGCTGCCAGCCCTGCTGCGAGAGCGGCGCGGGCCAGTGGGGCGACGGTCTGCCATGCTTTGATTGTGGTTTTGTGTATGGTCAGACGCAGAAGAGCATCAGGATCACCGCCGTTTGCGATGATGATGGCTCTTGCAGCCGCCTCCACCGCCTCGGGCGGAATTGTGATGTCATTCATCACTTCCCCTCCAGTGCGGCGCGGGCGCGGTCGCAGTCACTGCGCTTGACCGTCACGAACTCATGTTGAAGCCCGCACCAAAGGCTTTCATCCGCGAAAGGCTTCAGAGCCGCCCGCAGCTTCTCGACCTCGGCGGTGAGGCGGGTGCGCTCCTCCATCAGCCACAAGCACAGATTAACATGGTCTGGCAACACAAGCTCATTTCCGGGGTTCACCTTACGCCAGCATTCGATGGCACGCATGTCCGCCGACCATCGCGCATCAAACACCTGATTTAGCTCCGACACCTCGGCGCGGAG